TTGCCTACCACACCTTTCACTCATTGTAAAGTGGCTTTCGCGGCATAAAATTGGTTGCTTTTTCGCTAAGTTTACACTGTTTTGTGTCCACTTGAATGACTATGGTCCAGGTATCGACCAAGATGATACCGTTGCGGCACCCACAGAGTTATTCTTACGTTCCATAACAATAAATTTCCATATGCTTAAAAGAAACGCCGGTAGGTATATGCTCGACACAGTCATTAGCTCGTTTTTCGGAACCGTGGTACCATCCTTGCTAATCGCAAACTGGTAGTTATCAGGAATAGCAGGTTCTCCTTTATCATTCACTATCATTTCTATAAGCCGTCTTGCTAGTTTTAAATCCTTTTGCCTTGTTGTTCCGACTTCTATGTATTTGTTAACGAATCCTGTCATGTCATTCAAAACACTAGCATAGTCCGATTCTAAACGGGACAAGAATGCCGAAACCACAGCATCGTCTGCGAACTGCAGATCTTGAGGCGTGTTTTCTGCGCATCGTTTGAAATATGTAGTGTAGGTTTTAAATGTATCACCTGCTGGCTTTATGTAGTCAGGTTGAACAATCTGAATAAGTCCGAGCAATACATCCTGCTCATGAAATGCGTCCGAGACGCTTTGGGTACGTTGTCGTCGTGTAGCGGTTATTCTCTTTGACTCCAGTATCTGTATGAGGAAGGTGCCGCCGCACAGAATCGGATGTGCAGTATTTGTCACGTTTTTTACCTCCATAGATAACTTTTTATCCTATTTACGTTATTAACCTTATCATTGTTGGACATTAACCTTATCAACATTTGGATAGCTCCTGTGAGAAATCGCAGGGGCCTTTTTATTGCTTTTGGATTGGTATTTTGATGAGTATATAACTCTATCAATTCATATCAATTCAGATTAAATCATTTTATCACATATTAACTCTAAAAACAATGGAATATATGTAAATTTACACAAATCCTCAATGATTTCCCCCTGCGATTGCTCACGCAATTCAAATCACAGGAGGAAATCTAAATGAAAAACAACGACAATCAAAACCAACTCACCGAACGCGCAATCTATCTCAAGGACCTGCACCAGTGGGTGCTGGTCAGTAAGACCGACTATGACAACTATTACCGCGACATTAACGCCTACCGTCGCAGGCAGCAGGAACACGGCCGCTGTGTATGTCCTGCAAGCAAGCGCTATCTCTGTAATATGGACTGCTGGACCTGTCGCTTTCACAAGGCAGGCGACGAGCTTTCTCTTGACTACACTGTTACCGATGAAGACGGCAACGAAAAGAGTTGGCTTGATGACCTGCAGGATGACACCCCAGATACCCAGTCCATCATAGAAGACCGGGAACTGCTGAAAGCCCTGTATCAAAAATTACAGGAACTCGACCCCGACGGTCGCCGCATCTGTGAGCTTCTGCTTCAGGAAAAGTCTGAACGCGAAATAGCTGCCATCATGGGCATCTCACAACAATCAACTATCAATTATAAGAAACATAAAGCATTTAACACTTTACGAGAGCTCCTACGCGACTACATATAATATCACGCCTATGATTCTCCGGCTGCCTTTTGGGTGGCCGGAGAAAAATTTTTCCCACTTTTCGTTCAAGCGGCATTCTTACCTCCATTGGGTAGTGGAAAGGGCAAAACGACAAGAGTTCCTTCCAAGGAGGTGAAACGAATGTATAAAGCACAGACAACCCCACGAAGCAATACTACGGACGATGAGCTTGTTGATGTTCTCACCGCGATTAGCGTTGTGTCCATGCGGCTGGCAAGAAAACTGACCTTGCTCGCCGGTCAGAGTCAATACACGGAAGGAGGTAAATCTTATGGGCAAAATCAGCGAATTGGAAATGGCAATAAGCGACCTACGCAGCGCCGCAGCCACTATTAACGATGTGGCAGACACCCTGGCAGAGATGTTTAGCGGTACCAAGTTCGAAGAACCTGCTGCTCCTGTCGCTCCCACCGAACCTGTATTGACACTGGAACAAGTCAGAGCCGTTCTTGCGGATAAATCACGCGCTGGCTTTACTGCACAGATTCGCTCTCTGCTCCAGAAATATGGTGCAGCAAAGCTGTCACAGATTGATCCCGCTAACTACAAGGCGTTGCTTGCTGAGGCGGAGGTGCTAACCGATGGCAAATAAACACGCTATCCTTTCCGCATCTTCGTCCGAACGGTGGCTCAACTGTCCACCTTCCGCAAGACTCTGCGAGACTTACGATGACAAGGGCAGTGACTATGCCGCCGAGGGTACTGAAGCCCACAGTCTCTGTGAGTTCCGGCTAAAACAGGCTTTAGGACTACCCACAGAAGACCCCATCGAAAACCTTTCCTGGTACAACGAGGAGATGGAGGACTGTGCCACCGGGTATACCGCCTACATCGTGGAACTTCTGGAGTCCGCAACACAGACCTGCTCCGACCCTGTAATCATGATCGAACAGCGAGTGAACTTCTCCCGTTGGGTTCAGGATGGCTTTGGAACTGCCGACTGCATCATAATCGCTGACGGCGTGATGAACATCGTGGACTACAAGCATGGTAAGGGCGTTGAGGTCTCCGTCGTAGCAAATCCCCAGATGATGCTGTATGCCCTAGGTGCCTTGGAGATTTTTGATGACATATACGACATCAATGAAATCCGCATGACCATCTTTCAGCCACGCAAGAGCAATGTCAGTGTGTACGAGATGACAAAGGACGACCTACTTAAATGGGCAGAAACCGACCTCACTCATAAAGCAAAACTGGCCTATGAAGGTCTGGGTGATTTCCACTGTGGTGAATGGTGTCAGTTCTGTAAGGCAAAGGCCGAATGCAGAGAACGCGCCGCCGCTAACTTGAAACTTGCCCGCTATGAGTTCCAAACTCCAGCGCTACTGGACGAAGAAGAAATCTCCGACATTCTCGGCAAAATTGACGCTCTGACTGCCTGGGCAACTGATGTGAAGGAATATGCCCTTCAGCAGGCTATCAACGGTAAAGACTGGCCCGGGTGGAAACTGGTCGAAGGTCGCTCAAACCGCAAGTACACCGACGAGGCCATTGTCGCCGCTACTGTGGAGGGTGCAGGCTTTGACCCCTATGAACACAAGGTTCTCGGAATTACTGCCATGCAGAAGATGCTCGGCAAATCCCGCTTTGAGGAACTCCTCACTCCCTACATTGAAAAGCCGCAAGGCAAACCGACGCTCGTGCCGGAGAGCGACAAACGTCCGGCATATGAATATGCTCAGCGAGCTGAGAAAGCAAAAAATGATTTTATGGAGGAATTTTAATATGTCTAACAACACAACCAGAGTTAATAACCCTATGAAAGTCATCACCGGTCCCGACACCCGTTGGTCTTACGCCAATGTCTGGGAACCTAAGAGCATCAATGGCGGCACTCCCAAATACAGTGTCAGCCTTATCATCCCAAAGTCCGATACCAAGACAGTCGCTAAGATCAAGGCGGCTATTGAAGCTGCCTACCAGGAGGGACAGTCCAAGTTAAAGGGTAACAGCAAGAGTGTACCTCCTCTGGCTGCCATCAAGACTCCTCTGCGCGACGGTGATATTGAGAGACCTGATGATCCCGCTTATGCCAATTCATACTTTATCAACGCCAACTCCACCACCGCTCCCGGTATCGTGGATGCTGACCGAAACCCTGTGCTGACCCGCTCCGAGGTCTACTCCGGTGTGTACGGCCGTGCAAGCATCAACTTCTATGCCTTCAACAGCAACGGCAATAAGGGAATCGCCTGCGGTCTGAATAACCTGCAGCTTATCCGTGCCGGTGAACCCCTTGGTGGCAAGGCAAGTGCTGAGTCCGATTTTGCAACTGATGATGAAGATGATTTTCTCGGCTAAGAAATGGAGGTAAAACACTATGACAAATATTCAAACGATTCTTGTATGCGCCCTACTTGTAATCTGGCTCTGTTTCAGCGTGGTATTCCTGATTACTGCGATTCAGTCCTTGGTCTATGACCGTAAGCGCGAAAAACGTGAACGTGAGCAAGCTGCCCGTGACCTTGAGTATCATAACAAGCGAATGGAAAGCATCTGCAAATAAGTATAGCACCCTTGGGCGGCGGAGCGATCTGCCGCCCTATCAGGGTTTGCGAAAGGACTGATATATATGAAAACTCTCTCAATCGATATTGAGACCTACAGCGACCTGAATCTTGCGAAAACGGGTGTGTACCGCTATGTGGAGTCTCCCGTTTTTGAAATATTGCTGTTCTCCTACAGTGCTGACGGTGCTCCCGTGCAACTGATTGACCTTGCCTGTGGTGAGAAAATCCCGGCCGAGGTCATTTCCGCATTGACCGATGATTCTGTGACCAAGTGGGCATTTAACGCTAACTTTGAACGCATCTGCCTCTCTCGTTTTCTTGGGCTTCCCACTGGTGAATATCTAAAACCAGACTCCTGGAAATGCTCTATGGTCTGGGCTGCCACAATGGGACTACCGCTTTCTCTGGAAGGTGCCGGTGCCGTATTGGGGCTTGAGAATCAGAAGTTGACCGAAGGCAAAGACCTCATCAAATACTTCTGTCAGCCCTGTACGCCTACTAAGTCCAACGGACAGCGTACCCGTAACCTCCCATACCATGCTCCAGACAAGTGGCTTGCGTTCAAAAAATATAACATTCGTGATGTGGAAACCGAAATGTCCATCCAGGCACGACTTGCCAAATATCCCGTGCCGGACAGTATCTGGGATGAATACCATATCGACCAGGAAATCAATGACCGTGGTGTCGCTTTGGATATGGAACTAGTGCGGCAGGCTATCCAAATGGATGCTCGCTCTCGCTCGGAACTGACCCAGGCAATGAAGGATATGACAGAACTGGAGAATCCCAACTCTGTACAGCAGATGAAGCAGTGGCTTTCAGATAACGGTCTGGAGACTAACACCTTAGGTAAAAAGGCTGTAGCTGAACTACTTAAAACCGCACCACCAGAATTGCAGAAAGTTCTGACCCTTAGACAGCAGCTTGCAAAATCCTCGGTTAAGAAATACCAGGCTATGGAAACGGCGGTCTGCGCCGATGGTCGTGCCAGAGGTATGTTCCAGTTCTATGGTGCCAACCGCACCGGCAGATGGGCAGGCCGAATCATTCAGATGCAAAATCTTCCCCAGAACCATTTAGATGACTTATCGGAAGCCCGTGCTCTTGTCCGTTGCAGTGATTTTGATGCTCTGGAAATGCTTTATGAAGATGTGCCAGATACACTATCACAGCTTATTCGCACGGCGTTTGTTCCCAGAAAGGATGCCAAGCTGATCGTGGCGGACTTTTCTGCCATCGAAGCCCGTGTCATCGCATGGCTTGCCGGAGAAGAATGGCGGCAGAAAGTCTTTACAGAAGATAAGGACATTTACTGTGCATCTGCAAGTCAGATGTTTGGTGTTCCTGTCGAAAAACACGGCATCAACGGACACCTCCGGCAAAAAGGTAAAATTGCAGAACTGGCACTCGGTTACGGTGGGTCTGTCGGCGCTCTGAAAGCAATGGGCGCACTGGAGATGGGACTTGCCGAGGATGAACTCCCTCTTCTGGTCGATGCGTGGCGGCAGTCCAATCCTAAAATCACGAAGCTGTGGTGGGATGTTGACCGTGCTGCTATGGAAGCGGTTCGGTATAAGCACACCAATGAAACCCACGGCATCACCTTCTCCTGCAGGAGCGGGATGTTGTTTATTACACTTCCGTCCGGCAGGCAGCTTGCCTATGTGAAGCCCAGAATCGGTGAAAACAAGTTCGGCGGACAGTGCATTACATATGAAGGTGTCGGCGCAACAAAGAAATGGGAACGGCTCGACAGCTACGGTCCCAAGTTTGTTGAAAACATCGTCCAGGCAACTGCCCGCGACATTCTCTGCTATGCTATGAAAAACCTACGTTGTTGCGCTATCGTAATGCACATCCACGATGAAGTGGTCATTGAAGCTGACAGTCAGATTTCCCTGCAGGCAGTCTGTGACCAAATGGGAAGAACCCCACCATGGGCAAAGGGACTACAGCTTCGCGCCGATGGGTATGAAACTGACTTTTATAAAAAAGATTAAAAATTTTTGCTCAAGATGAGCTTTCACCTCCTATGGATAGTAGAGATTGAGGTGAAGCCCATCATGAAAGGAGTCCCATATGAATGTAGATAAATTCAACAACGAAGGCTATTACGACCCAACTGCATATGAAGCCATGCGCATGGTACTGCGCGATGAGTTAAAACGCCGCTATGGTACGGGATATCGCCCTCTTGTATTCATTTGTTCACCATTTGCCGGAGATATAAAAGCAAATACC